CGACCGATACGAGGTCAATCAAAGCAGCTGACATATTTTACTAATATAGTATATTAAAAAAATCGAGCGATAACGTAGTAAGAAAAATGGTTGTTTTCCAAGCTCTTACCTGGGAAACTCAAGATGACGATCAAGCCCATTTAGTACGTGTTTTTGGTAAGACGTTTGATGGGAAATCTGTATGTGTTACGACCGAGTTTAAACCATATTTTTACGTGAAGCTTCCTCGTAAAGATTACAAAACATGGGCTTCTATTTGGTATCAAAAAATGTGTAGATTATGTCCTGAACTTAATTTTGATTATACGATTATAAAATCGAAAGACGTATGGGGGTTTCAGGATAACGAGGAGTTTTATTTTATGAAACTTGAATTTGAAACTTTGGGTGATCGTAGGAAGGTTTCTTATAAAATTAAGAATAGAGCTCTTCCAGATGAATACAAAAAGCTGAAAGTGTACGAGTCTAACCTTGACCCTGTCCTGAGGCTAATGCATAGGACTGGTATACAATCGACTGGGTGGTTAGATACAAGTGATTCGTGTAATGATAATAATGTTGCGCATGTTGATATCGATTTATATTGTAGAGATTGGACACTGTTAAAACCCGTTGATAATCCAGAAACTGCCCCTTTTGTTGTTGCTTCCCTGGATATAGAATGTAATAGTTCTACTGGTAAATTTCCGGATGCGGATATAGACGGTGATTGTTGTTTCCAAATAGCTATTTCGTTGTGTACGTTTGGTAAAGATATACCTTACGATAAAACATGCTTTTGTTATAAGAAAACGGATTCTAATTTGGATGGGTGTAATATATTTAGTTATGATACTGAAAAGGGTATGTTAGAGGCGTTTAGTCAATACATGATTACAAAGGATATTGATATTATTACGGGTTGGAACATATTTGGTTTTGATATGGAATACATAATGAAACGTGCTAAAAAAGTTGGGTGTTCTCGAAAGTTTTATAAGATAAGTAAATTGAAAGATTACGCGTGTAAAATGGTGTATAAGAAATTGTCCTCGAGTGCTCTTGGTGATAACGACTTAAAACTCTTACCTATACCTGGTCGTTTTGTTTTTGATTTGTTTCACGAAGTAAAAAAAGGGTATAAACTTGATTCGTATAAACTTGATAACGTTTCTAAATTGTATCTTGGTGATCAAAAAATAGATATGCCTGCGAAGGAAATGTTTGCACGTTTTGTCGAGGAAGATCCTGTTAAATTACGTGAGGTCGCTGAATACTGTATTAAAGATACTTTACTTCCTCATAGGCTTTTATCAAAGTTGTGTACACTCATTAACCTTTTGGAAATGGCTAAAGCAACGTGGGTTCCTTTAACGTACCTTGTTGAAAGAGGGCAACAGATAAAGGTTTTTAGTCAATTAACAAAAAAGGCCCGGGAAATGGGGTACCTTGTTCCTACACTTTCGTGGGGTGAGGGTATGGTCGATGGGTATGAAGGAGCAACTGTTCTTGAAGCGCAGAAAGGTGCATATTATACTCCTATTACTGCACTTGATTTTGAAGCGCTGTATCCATCTATAATGATGGCGCATAATTTGTGTTATTCGACTTTGATAATGGATGCTAAATATGAAGATAAGGAGAGGTATCCCGATTTAGAGATCGAAACGTTTGGGCAGTTTAAGTTTGTTCAAAATGTACCGAGTCTTTTACCGAGTATTCTTCTTGAGCTTAAACAGTTTCGTAAACAGGCTAAAAAAGATATGGCTAATTCGACTGGTTCTATACAACAAATGTATAATGGTAAACAATTGGCGTATAAAATTTCCATGAATTCTGTATATGGGTTTACGGGTGCATCTAAAGGTATGCTACCGTGTGTTCCAATTGCATCATCAGTTACTCGAAAAGGCCGAATGATGATAGATGATACGAAAAAATATGTCGAGGAGAATTTCCCGGGTTCGAAGGTAAGGTACGGTGATACTGATTCGGTTATGGTTGAATTTGATGTCGGTGATCGTAAAGGAGATGAAGCTATTAAGTATAGCTGGGAACTTGGGGAACGCGCAGCGTCTGCGTGTACACACTTATTTAAAAAACCAAATAATCTTGAACTTGAAAAGGTGTATTGTCCGTATTTTTTGTATTCAAAGAAACGGTACGCGGCAAAACTTTGGACACAAGGTAAAGATGGAAATATGAATATGGATTATATTGATGTTAAGGGTTTGCAGCTCGTGAGAAGAGATAATACACCTCACATGCGCGAAGTGTGTAAAGAATTACTCGACGTTGTTTTAGAGAGTAGTGATACTGGTCCACCAAAGGCGCTTGCATTACAACGTGCTATAGAATTACTTGAAGGCGATGTTCCTCATGAAAAATTAATACTTTCACAACAATTAGGTGATTCATACAAATCTGATAATTTATCACACGTTCAAGTTCGTAATAAAATGCGAGAAAGACAACCTGGTTCTGAACCACAATCGGGGGATAGAGTTCCTTATATTCTTTTAAAAACGCACGATCCTAGAGCAAAAGCTTACGAAAAAGCTGAAGATCCTAAATACGCGGAAGAGAATAATTTGCCGGTTGATTATCCGTATTACTTTTTGAATAAATTTTTGAATCCGGTGTGTGATTTGATCGAACCATTATTTGAAGATCCTAAGGAAGAGATATTTGGTGAACTCATTACACGTGCTAAACCAAATAGACGTAAGAAATTTGTACACGATCCTACTCAGAGAAAAATTAGCGATTTTTTTAATACTTAAAAACAAGACCTTATATACTAACAATGGTAAACGTTAGTAAATCTTCTACTGAAAAACAGATTTGGTATTATATACGTGCTAATACGATACATAACATTAAGATATTATGGGAACGTATAATAAAAAAGTACACTCTGTTAACTATTGACCAATTGAAATCTGGTTATCCATATCCCGAAGAATTGTCTTACGAACTCGAAGATGATCCTGTTAAGGATGAACGGGATATAGAAAAGTATAAGAAGGGTAATTCTAGATTTTCCAAGTGTTTGTGGGATATCGATCATTTATGCGAAGAAGAAGTAAATCGTAGTATATTAAATGAGTGTAAAAGGCTGAATATGTGTATATCTGAATTATCACTTAAACAGTTTATACCGTTTATAGAAAAAGATTATCATTTGGGTAAATGTAAGGGTATATACAAAGATAGAGATGGAAATGATACCATATGTAGCCACGAATGTGGTAATAAAAAACAGAATTTTTGTAGGAAGCATGTAAATCAGACACTGTATTGTGATAGAGATGTTAATATGAAAGTGATTCCTAAATCAAACAGTTATATACCCTTGCATTCGGAACAGTCTTTAGAGGAAATGGCCGATCAATATCATTAAAAAGGTACTTAAAAGTTAGAGTCCTATATTTCATAACATGAACAAATCTGATATACTGTTAAATTCTATCGATACGTTTTATGAATTACCCAAAAATAGGGAAATATTGGAGAACATATTAAATAAAACTGGTGGTATATCTTTGAGAAACTTAGAATGGTTCATAACAAATTATTCTAAGCGTACAAATTTATCTTATAAAACGGGTGATGGTAAAATTTTTAGCGTTCATTGTGCCTATAAATCGAGTTTGGATGGGTATAGTAAAAAATTATTCGACCCATTTTGTAGATCGACTAAAATTGGGTATACTATACCTGGTACAAATCATGAAATTCATACAACAGTAGCACAATTGAATTTCATAAGATGGTGTATAAAAAATAAAATAATAGAATACATAAACGTTAATAAAAATGATTTATTTAGTAAGCGCGCGACATGAAACCTTCTTTAAACGAGAATGTTTGGTATCCGACGTAATATGCGTGTAAAGTATAATCACGCGTTAAGCCACTTTTCATATTTACTTCTAGTGTTGTTTTGTTTGATTGTAATTGACTAAAATCCAAGCTTCCCGATGGTTCCACATTAATCGGATTCATCGAGAAAGCATACGTATAAATATTTCTATACGGTCTAGATAAACGACTTGTAAAAGGTACTACGTATTTATAATATTTGTGATCGCTATCTTGTAAATTTGGCATATCTTCTCCATTTATGAATATTTTAGCTTTTTCCATGGGTGGATTATAAAATTCATTCTTTACGGAATATTCTACGTTTGATGAGAAGTTATATCTGTTTGCGAACACATTTGCTAATAATGTATTTCCGGTACCATCAAAAATATTTTCGATTTCAAAATCAGCCTGTCTAAAAAACCAGAATATATTTTTTACGGGTATGTCCGGAACGAGTTCTAGTTTTACGTCCGTTTCACCCGTTTTTATTTCAAGAGAAGGGTGTTTTTTAACAACATCTGTTATGAACGTGTGTTCTTTACTTTTAATGTAAACCCTCTCTTCGTTGGGTATTGTTATTTCTTCTGTAATAATGTCAAACCCATCGAGTGAAACTGTACCTACAGCATTTGTAAAGAATGTTTTAGGTCTAAAAACAAACTCAAATTCTATTTTTTGTTTATGTATGGCACACGTTGGAAAATATGGCCTATTTGGTTTGTTTGTTTCATATTCATCACTTTCGTATTTTCTCGAAAAGAAAAATGGAATGGGTATAAATAATTTAGATTTTAAACCTCCAAATACTGCATTACCTGCTAATAACGATGTATCTTCTGCTAAATTCCTATTTAGTGTATATCTTTTTGTACGCTTTTCAGATTCGTCGAGGTACATTTCGTCATAAATAACACCCCAATCATCGTGAAATGTTTCTACAATGAGATCATCCACACGCATAGTGATTGATTTGAATATATGTCTTCCTACTTGGTCTGCAAAATATTCATCGTTTGCATTATTTATAGATGGTAGAGTTAATGATATATACATATTGGATAAGAGATCTCCCATATTTCTTGGATTTAAGGTTACTTTAATCGTTTCTCCAAAAGGCCAATTTGGTTTGGCTGTACTTGGTTTGCTAACGTTTAAACTTTTATGAAACTTGGTAAAATGTGCGTGATTTTTAGAATCATATTTAAAGAACGATTTGTCGGGTTCGTCTGATAAAAGGTACGTATCTTGTTTACCTATGGCGTTCATTCGTAAAACGGCGCCGGTATTTGGACCAGATGTATCACACATACTACTTATTATTTACAATTTTTTAAATATCATTGTACACGACTATGGGCCTGTTATGAAAATGTTTGTTTACGTATTTGTATAAACCTATGTACCATAAAAATACTTCTTTTCTGGATAACGATAAATTTCTATTGATAGTTTTGATTTTTCCAATTTCTCTTGATCTGAGAACTTCCTGAGATGGTGTACCACATGTTTTAAAACACGAATAACAGACTCTTTCTACTTTTAATTTGAAAAATTTCAAATACGTTTCGTTGTTTATTAAAAAAATTGGATTTATTTTTTTATACTTTCTGATGAGTTCGCGTTTTTCTTTATTATCTGTTTTTACATATGGTTCTAAAGGACAGTCGCATATAAAACAATATCCCTTGCATTTAATATACATAAAAGATATACTATTTATTCTTTTATGTATTATAATGAAATTATACAACCTGATGGAACTCCCATTATAGGAATAAATCATGAAGAAGAAAGACCGACTGTGTTAGAAGTGATACCTACCAATGAAACTCGACAAATTCAACATCGAGAACCCGAGTATGAATTATTTAATTCACCAA